GGTTGCAATATTGCTGGTATTGGTTGCAATATTGCTGGTATTGGTTGCAATATTGCTGGTATTGGTTGCAATATTGCTGGTATTGGTTGCAATATTGCTGGTATTCTTTGCAATATTGTTGGTATTGGTTGCAATATTGCTGGTATTGGCATCAATCATTGCCTTTAGACCGCTGTCAGAAGTACCAGCTATCTGTGCATCCTGAGTGGTGTTGGTTGCATTGGCAGTATCGGCTCCTGTCTTTGCAGCAACTACCTCCGCACGATACTGTTCAATCTGAGCATTGTAGTTACCAGTCAATGCCCAATACGCTTCGTTGTTTATATCAGTGCCAGTAGGTACCGATTGCTTGGACGTATATGAGTTGCCCTGATAGTATACGATTGTGAGTGGTTCATATGCCTTGGTAATATCCCAGTCTATAGGGTTCGCAAACAGGGGGACATAGCGAGCTCCCACATATTGAGTTACAGACACGTCATATCTCCTTAGCTAGTTGCTTCTGTAGAAGCAAGCGGTGTGTAAAGCGTTGTCTTTATGTTATCGATATCGGTCTGTTGCGTTGAATTAGTGGTATTTATCGTCGTGATATTACCAGAAAGAGTCGTAGCCTGCGTCTCAAGATTGGTGCATCTTGTCTGCAACGCTGTAATATCAGCCGTATTGTCTGCCGCTTCCAGCGCATTTACTGCCGTGATAACCTCATTGAGTTTATTTATAAGGCTTACGACGGATGGCCTAAGGTTAGAGCCGAATTCTAGTGCAGTAACAGCAGCCATTATCCCTCCTTAGTTAGCGGTGTATAGGTTGTGACATTAAGCTTGTCAACGTTTGTGGATATGTTGCCTACCTTGGAAACAAGCGACGAAAGACTAATGTTGTCTGCGGTATTGTTAATAATATTAGTTCCAGTTGCGTCAAACCGCAGTATAAGCCTTCCATATTCCTCTGTTCCGTATACGACACCAGTATCAAACACTATATCGTTCCATGACTGAGGAACGAACGCACAAAATCTTCCATCATCCGTAAGACCAAAATAAACTTGTGTTGCAAGTAAATTATATAAATATGCTAAGTTGTTCTCAACCCATTCTTTTATTTGAGCTTCATAGTAATCATAGAATCCAGACGCTTTAAATGTCTCAAATTCAGATATGAGATTATCAACATCTGCACTGGTAACGTTTTCCTTTTCCGCAATAGCGCTTGCATAATGGCATAACTTGTCATATTGCAGACACAAGCGTTTGATGCGCTCTTCCTGTGAATAGATATCCCAATATAATTTAGGGATGACGGGAGTATATGCGTTCCAACCAAAGAATGACGGCAAACCTGAGATGGGCGTGTTTGAATCTGTATCACTCATAAGACCCTCTCCTAGTATCCGTTTATGTTAGATGTTAGCACATAATAGAAGCATACGTCAAGCTCGTTTATGATAAGCAAGTCAGGGTCACTGTATTCATTTCGCATTTTGTTAACTAGCTCAACAAAATTACCATGTTTGATATTTTCATATTCGTTGTCATTTCCGCTGCTTGCATAATCTTCATTATCAGAAAGGCGTGTTTGTGGGAAGTCTGAATAGATGTTCCTACGCTTACCATAATCATCTTCTAGCTGCATGATATCCACACCATCATCAAGTACAGCGTATATAAATTTATATTTAGGCATTATTTCAGATAACTTTATCAATAAATGATTTTTCCATCTACTATATGGTAATTCGCCTATTTCGTTATAAAAGTAGTGGTTCTTTATCTTTGCGAACAGCCTATCTCTTTGTTCGTCACTGTACCAATCTATGGCTGTTCCATCTGGTAGCGCGTTCCATGTTCCATCGGTAAAATCTATCAGACCATCATGGATAAGCTCCCCAAGTTGCACTGTAAATACAGAATGAAACTCGTCAGATAAGCTATAGTCCTCTTCTTCGTCATAATCACTTATCGTCGTTGCCATTGTTATCCCCTCCCTCGCCAGAACCTATGTCTTTTTCTAATTCCGCATACTCTTTTATGTTATTTACTGTATTATAGTTTACACTTTCGTTGTCTTGTGCCCATACGCAGTCAATAGGCGCTGCTAAATACTTGCTAAAATTGTCGTTAAGATAATCGCACGCTTCTCTACGGCAATTAAGGCCGTCAAGCGCCACAATGTCAGTCGGCTTATCACGCTTATTTACCTCATCTTCTACCATGCGTTCAGCCTTATAGGTCAGATTCTCTATACCTAGCGTCTGATATATCTGCGCCCAAGTGTTTACCTCTTCTGCTGTAAGCTCTTCTCCAAGATATTGCACCCCAGTTTGTACAGCATCTATCTCTACGTTATTTACAGTGTCAGTAGTTATAATTGCAGGTTCTCCCCCTGCTATCTGTTTGTAAATGTTCAAAGCTTGTTGTTCTTGCTCTTTAGCGCATTTAAGTAAAAAGGGTGTTTTTACATGCATCCTGTTAATTTGTTTTGTTCTGCGAACATCCACAAGTTCTCGAGCCCATACATCTATTTGATTTAGCAACGGATAACGTGTGCGATTATCCCATACAAGCACCCCATTTTCAGGAGAGCAGCTGAAATTCCAACCTTGATTTCCATAGCTGCGCCATTTAGTAGGATTATCATAAATATTGATAGGTGAGCTGTAAGCTACTTTAGTGCTGTAGAACTTACCTTCAAGTGCTTTAATAATCTTCTTCGGATAGGCTATCGTTGCAACACCTTCATATAGCAAAACAAGCTCTAAAAATCGCTCATTACACGTTTTAGGTAAATTTATCCATTTAAAACGATTGACTGCAAGCTGAATTATCCTATTACGATATATAGAAAACAATCTAGAGTTGTACTCTCCTGTTTGGAAATACATGTCTCCAAACATGCCTGCCATGTTTCCTTCTCGTCTGCGCCTTCTTCTGCTCATCACTTCACCTCATTGCCTGTAACAGTCGCAGGAGTAAAAGTTGCATTTATAATTTTGTCGAGCACTGCTTTATTACTTGCTAATGTCTCTTCCATTTTAGTTAATCGTGCCGCAATTGCATCTTCATGTGCTGCTACTATTGCGCTTGTCTCTGCGTTCTGCTGTGCTATTGCAATATGATAGCTCATGAGCTTCTTAATTTCTGCATCAGTCATACCAGAGTATCCGCTTGAGCGTTCAAGTTCACATAGTTCAACTACAGATCTAGAACCGTCTGCATCTTTCAGCCCTATGTATTGAGTTGACGTGTCAACGCTTGTAACATCAGTCGTGGGTGTGGTGTCAGCTGTTGTTGCAGTTGTAGTTGCTGCGTCAGTCGTTGTAGCATCATTGCTGGTTGTCATAGATGCTCACCTTCCCAATCTTATCGGGATCATTCCATACCGTTACACCATTTAAAAACGCATTTCGTATATCATTCTGCGCGTCTTGGTTTACACCATCTCCCATATTAATCCAAATGTCTTCCGCTTTCCAATATGTAAAATATTTCATAAGATTAAGCCCAGATGCATGAACATTCCACATCTGGTTAAGAGCATATCCAAACCGAAGCATTGCGTCCCCTGCTTGTGCAATATCTCCCTTGCGTTGCGTTCGAATCTTAATCTGTAATCCTCTGCGCTCCATTGCGTCTAAAGTATAATCTCCGCTATCTGTTCCAATTTGTGTATTTGATTCAAACATATGCGTAGCATATTCTTCTTGATTCTCTATGCGTTTCTGTTCCATGAGTATCTGCGCATTAGTTACTGCTGTATCTCGAGTGCAACCGCTGTTAGTTACTGATGTATTATTGTTTAGCACTGCATTTGTCTTTGTATTACTATTGGTGGCACTCGCATTGGACTTACTAGTACTTTGTGAAGCCTTGGCATTAGCAATACTGTTATTATATGTCCTATCGGCATTTCCTTTTGTCATAGTTAATGTTCTATCTGCATTATCAGTTGACATTGTATAAGTTCTACTCGCATTAGCTTTTAGCGTTGTTGACGTGTTTGCAGCATTTGTCTTTTGTGTTGATGCCGAATTAGAAGCTTGTGAAGTCTGTGCTGTATTAGATGTGGATGTGTTATCTGTATTGCAATCAGCAACTACTTCATACACCCCGCTGTTATTATTATTCAATTCTGCTAGCTTTGATTCTGTATTAGAAATAGTGGCTTCTGCTACTGTTGAGTTTTTACAAACAGCTGCCCATGTAGATATACCCGAATCGGCCGCGCTCGCTGCACCGTTTATAATATTCCCGATAGCTCCTAGCGCGTTTCCCGAAGCAAGACTTCCTAATGCGTTGCCTACGCCTTGTGTAACCGATGTAGCTGCATTTGCCACACCCGAAACAGTAGTTGCTGTATTCTCCGCATCAGTGACAGCACGCGTTAAACCTGCATCCCATGCTTGATTAGCTGTGTTCAGACCATTGTTGTCGTTTGTAGTGGCTGCTTTCATCGTGTTGCTTCGAGCTGTAATTGTTGCACTTGCCGCAGTTGATATACCTGTGTTTAGCGTTACCAGATCGGCTGTGTTATCAGCGTTAGTTTGAGCTGTGTTAGCACTTGCGTTAGCGTTGCTTTGCGCTGCACCAGCAGAATCGTATGCATTGCTTTTTGCTGCATTAGCAGAATCATATGCATTGCTTTTTGCTGTACTTGCAGCATTGCTTGCTATATTATATGTTGTGTCCGCGCTGCGATTAGCATTAAACAATTCGGTATCAGCACTATTATCAGTCATTACCTTTGTATTATTAGATGAGTCTATCTCATTTTGATATGACGTATTAGAGCTATATACTGTTTTTTGATAATCTTTTATAGCGTTATAGCGTTTGATATATTGATTAGCAAAGTTATCTGCTTTAAATTGCTCATAGTTATTTACGAATAACGCATATGTAGGTATATCCCATTTCCATAGAAATTCACCAAAATCATCTGAATATATTTGCTTTGTTATTTCGTCGTCATTAAGTCTATTCCATTTATAAGATATATTACCAGTTCCATTTATCCCAGTAAGATATATTTGAATTGATATATAAGGATATGCAATTGATACATCTTTCATAATGCTTGAATTGCTTATATTTTCAATATGTATCTCTTTTTTATTTCCGTTATTATCAGTTACTTCTATTCTCGAATATGGAAAAGTATAAAGCTTAGTAATATTTTTATAATTATCATCAAATCCAAAATCATCTTTGCTTAATGATATGTTAGAAATAATTGAGTTACTATTTTTATTTATTTTATAAACTGTAGTACCATATATCGAGAACGAATCTCCTTTAGTAAAATTTGTATCGTCAATCATATAGCAAGCTCTTATTGACTTAAAAAGAAATGGGGCATTCGCTTGTATATTCTCAAATAGATTCTGCGCACTTCCTGCGGCTACTCCTATTATACAAGCATTGTTAGGTATAATGTTATCGTTTGTTTGGTATGATTCGGTTTGAATTTTAGTGCTACTATAATCTAAACCACCTATGTTCCAATCATAATTAGATACAACGCTTTGATACCCCTTCCTATCTGATGAATTACTATAAGATGCCATTGTATTCTCTGCTGTAACAGCAGATGGATAGGTAATATTTTTAAGTTGAGACAGACTCATAGTAAATGCAAGTAAAATAAATTTATTACCATTATTTATTGGAACAAATGTGCTTGATGCCACAATATCCTGTTCTTCACCATAATCATAATCAGGAGCTAACAAATATTTGGTATTATTTATAGGAGAACTCAAATATGTGTCTACATCAATCTGTGCCATAGGAGCGTGTCCACGTTGCAATATAATATATGGTATTTGAATTGAATTTATATAAGTAGTCCAATTATCAAGTTGAATGCTCATTATGGTTGTTGATGGAGCTACTTGTTCGCAACTATTAATAAAATAATAGAATTTAGTAACTCTAGCTGTACTCTCATAATTAAGAGGGGCATTCTCAGACGTCATAATAGGCACATCAACCCATAAATAATTATAAGTCACGGCTATATTATACGGTATCGGGACTTTAATTGATATATTAGGTGTAACTTGATAAGCTGTTGGCAAATTTATATCTGTAGAATCAAGATTAGTAAAATAAGCGTCTCTTGCAGCATCATCTTTAAACTTGACTACATCTTGATAATCATTATTCCATAATACTTTACAAACGTGTATCTGAGTTATTGTACCCCAACGCGTGTAATCGAAATTATTTTTATAATCGTATACATTAACATTAGATATATCAGGGAAATTTGTATCAGATAAATTTGGAAACTTGTTACTCATTAATTATCACCTTCTTAAAAAGAGCCTACGCTACTGCTCGTGGGCTCTTTATAACTTTCTACCGTTATTATCTGAAAGGGGATTAAGAAACAGTAACGGTTGCAGTAGTGCTGTAAGCATTGGTTGTACCAGATGGATTTGTATAAGTGGACTTACAAGTAACAGTAATTACAGTTCCTGTTGCAACAGATTTTGCCACGTGAAGCACCCCGTACTCATCCACATACGTGCGTGAGTCAAGTTTCACTGCTGTTCCGTCACTATTAGCAGCACTCACCTCATACGTTGCAGAATTAGGAGCAATCACAAGATTATCGCTTGTAGGTGAAAGTGTACCCTCAAGCGCGATAGTAATACCAACAGTACCTCCTGCATCAACGGTTGCAGATTCCATGGTAGCATTAATTCCTGTAACAGTTTGTGTAATAACACTAACAGTTGTGCCTGTATCGGTTGTAAAGAGAATCGCAGGAACGAATGGAGAAACCGAATACACACCCCAATGATTAAGGTAATACGTAGTATCTAGCCGCTGCGGATTATAAAATGATGTAGTGTTATAGAGTGTATCGTGGCATACGAGAAAATCACGAGTAGTAAGAATAGCGACCGCATTAGGAATAGGAAGCTCATCTACGACAATCTCAGGTACTGGACTATCTGCTTTATCAAGATGGAACAAAGTTGCTAGTGTATTAACATCAACGCTTGCGCTAGTCTCAGGGGTAACAATAAGAATCATTTCCTCAGGCTTGGCGAAAACGGGAATGTCTTCAAGTGATACCGCATTATAAAGCGTCGAAGGGAATGTAAGCTTCTTGGAAAAAGTCTTAACAGCAGTCAGAAATTCCTTGCCTGTATCCTCATTGGTAGGAGCTGCGCTAAGCTTATATTTGAAAAAGCCCCAAGTGTTCTCATATTCAGCAAACAATTGAAGCATAATGCGATATTCGTCATAATTATCTGCATTATTAGGAACAGTCATCATTTTAGCAACAAGACTGTTAAGCCCAAACTCATCTGCGAACGCTGTGCGCATTTCGGTATCATTGATAGTTATAGGGTACTGATCTCGACGATTCTGCGAGTGATACCAAGTTGCAGCTTCTGGCCGATAAAGCTTTAGAAGTGTCTCTGTGGAATCCTCATAAGAGTGCGCTTTAATCCATGCTGGTACAATTTCTTGAATTGTAGAACCATAATTTAGCTTGTTGCCCTTAAACGGAGCGAGCATGTTTTGCCACGACATCCCCCGAACATATGTAAAGCCAACCCTATTAATGAGAATATCCATAAACTGGTTATAATATTTCTTGTTCATTGGGTCGAACAATGCGTCAATAGTAGATTTAATCCCCGATTGTGTAGGGTCAGGAACACGCTGCTGAAAATCGTTCGTACCTTCAAGATACGCTTTCTCAATGATAGTATTGTTGTCTACTGCCATTTAAATCACTCCTATAATTTATAATCCAACTGATCTAGAGGAACATAATCTGGTTCGTTATCTTCATTATCAGGTTTGGTAGTTTGTCCATTCTCTCTTATAATACCTCCCGATTCGACAAATTTAGACGATAAATCGTTCATGTTATCAACTTTACGATTTAATTCGTTTAATTTCGTTTCGAATAATTTTGTTAGTTCAGCAAGCCTATCTTCACCTTTAGGCTCCTCATCTTTTTCTTTTTTTTCTTCTATTTCAACTTTAGACTCCTCATCTTTTTCTTTTTCTTTTTCTGTTTCTTTAGAGGTACCTTTTTTAACTTCTGAATCTCCCATAATGCTTAACCCCTTTTCACATCAACATAAACAAAAAACCTAGCAGGCTATAAACTTTGTTTAAGTCTGCTAGGTAAATTTTAGCACACAAACACCTTATAGGCAAATTGAAAGATGTCACCAACATCCACACTTAAAGCCGCATATTCCAGCAGGGTTTGTCTTTAAAGTGTTACTCATTTAGCCTGTAAGATTCGCGTGCTCCTATATACTACTATCTAACACCAAACATTTCAAGAACCTCTTTGAAATTCTCTCTTAAAGATATGTTCTCATATCGTATCAAACCTGCATAATGAGCCTCTGTAAAACCTCTCAACATCTCCTCAGCTCTCCTCGCTGCTATATAATTAATCCTATTATCATCTAATGTTATGGCAAATACTGGCTTTGGCGTATTCTTAGGAATCCTACCTGTTATAAAATAATAGCCATGCGTCCAATCTTCCCATATAGCAAACGTGTTTCCGCTATATTTCACACCAAAAATAAATTTAGCAGCCTTTGTCTTTTTCATTATAAAATCGTCGTTAAGTTGAGAGAACTCATTGTTGTTTGAATTCATCCCTTCTTCTGTTCCTGCTAACATCCTTCCTGCCACGGTATCAATTGACTTCTCTTTTGAATATTCATCATCTTTGACATAATTAAGTAACATCGTTTTTCCTCTATGCCATGAAAAACCATACTTTGGAACACCTACTCCATATGCCATAAAATATGGGTTCATTACGTCCAATGCATTTCCTAATAGATATATTCTAGGAGAAATGCACTCTATATCTGAGCGTTCCCTTGAAACTGTATCGACAATGTTAGCAAGAATTGAAAATTCTCTAGATAAATATCTATGAAACCTATCATGTCTATCAAGAATAGCTTCATCGAATACTATCCTCTTTACTCTGTCAAATGTTCTCTTTTTTATTGCTTGTGCCTGTGTTAATGCTAAAAAATATCCTAATAGCTCCCATTTTGGTTTTTTATTCTCATCGTCTGGCTTATCTGCAATAAAAGCAAAATTAGAATCTGTTTTAAATATCTTACCTTTAAATTCGTCGTTAGTTTCTATTCTGTCAAAATAACCTGTTTGAACTGAAGATAACTCATTTTTAAAACGTACAAGCTCAACAAAACGCGTCTTATTCTTTATATAGTCTCTAATACATTGGAGACGAATACCGTATGTTTTTCCGATACCTCGAGCACCTACTACCATAGTTACATCTGCATCGTAGCTTAAAGTAACGTTCCAATCATAATATTTAACACCTTTCATCAAAACTCAACCCCATCTATATATAGCTTTGGAATTCCATTCTCAGCAGATAATAACTTTTCATCTTTATCTATAATCCTACCATATTTTTTCTTAACGTATTCAATGCTAGATATATTAACGTCTTTTCCTAAATCCCCGAACCATCTTCCTGCTGGATATAACGCTATGCTCTCATGCGCATCTACTAAAGATTGTTTACCTTTATAATCCCTTACAACCTCAGTATATCTATCTGTCGGTTTTGGCCTATGCATCTCAATTCCATAGCAAAGATTATTATAAACAAATGTATTAAAGCCTAAAATTAACGGAAATATCTGCTCTGGAGTATATTTCTTCAACATATCCTCAATATATTCAACAATTGTATATTTTCCCTCTGGACGAGACAAGCCTGCACATGTTATATGTACCTTATTATTATAATCTAACGAAACACGCGCTTTGTTCCATGCTTCCATGTGTTTTTTATATCGAGTAGTGCCCCCGCAGTCTTCTACCTCAAAACATCCTATATGCTTTAAGTCGCTTACATATTGCGGATATTCCTTCCGCACTCTCTCTTGCGTTATTTTTATTGCGTTAGTCACTGCCTTATGCAAAGGCTCTAATGATTCAATTAGCATATCATCTGTTATATCTTTACTACAACTTACTTTAAGTGAGTCTGTATCTCCACCCGTTACCTTAACTTTATTTCCTAGCTTATTATAAAGCAGCTCCATAGCTAACGATAGATGTAACCTTGAACCCCCAACTATCCTAGTACCATAGGTATATAGCACCTTACAATGATTAGGTTGATGCTTATCCCAATTGCTCTCATCTACTACCGTGGTGCTGTCAATATCAATAGACCCGTCTTCATTAACACAATATTCGGGCTTATATATGTCTTGCGCCTGTGTTCCGTAAATTGAATTAAACTGGCCCTTTACAGTAGAGGTATAATAACTTTCGAGAAAATCCTCTTTAAGCGTTCCTGCCTTTAAGTTACGCGCTATATTATCTGGTATTGACTTAGATATGGCTAAAGTATAAGGCTCACCATAATGATAATTTTTTATAATATTTTTAACGTCTGTCTTCATACCAAATAACAAATTCGATTGTAATGTTACATAATCAGGTGGAAGCACGTAATTTCTTGTGGCTTCACCGAATATGCATTCATGATCACTCCATTCATATACCCTAGACAACAACCATAACTCTATCTCTGTTACATGTAGAAAAACTGTATCAGCTGAATACAGTTTACCATAAGCAAAGACGGCACCTTTGCATTTATCCTTATAACCCAATAGTCTAGTTAGTTCCTCGTTATAGATGTTTGCATAATTATTTATGGTAGCATCTTGATATCTAGAATCCTTATAACGAAATTTAGCACTAGGAATAACTGAAATTCCCCATTCATCAAAGCAGCTTCCTTTTTTTAACCTTAAGTTATCAAAACGTATCAAAACGTTGAATGCGCAATAAAAAGGCCTATCATAATTTTTTAATACAAAATTGAGCGAAGTATTTATAATGTTATTATAGTATTCTTCAAGCACTTTAACCGAAGCTGGCTTAAATTTTACTGGTACTTTTCTCCCGTTTATAAATGCGTGATGCATAGAAGTAACATCCAAACTAGCGACATTTTCTACAACACAACTTGCATAACGAGCCGATGTAAAAGTAAGCCCACCTCTAAAACATGCTTTTCTTAATCCATAGGAACGAAAAGAATATGGTAACTCTTGATAGCAAAGCTTCTCAAACATCATGTTTTGCGTTATTTTTTTCCCATCATTTTTTTCTACCTTTAAATTTGCTATTTTATGTTTTGCCATTTGCCGAACTAAAGATGTTTTAGTAAGCACGGTAACTCCAAAATCAGATTGTTTAATCCAATCATTAGCTTTCATAAGATATTTAAGATATGATGGAATTACTTGAACATCTCTGCTTGCGTAATACAATTCCTTCTTAGTTAATTCTGTTTCTTGATTTCGCACTTTGGTGTAATCCCAATCTCCAACTGCCTTAGGTATACCACATGTCTCACCCATAGCAGCTAAACCCCTCATTTCAAGATAGAATGTATCCCAAAACCTTAAAATTAAATTACCATCTTCATTTAACAAATCCATATTATATACATGAGTAGAAGACTGCGCACACACCTCTATCTTATATTTTTCAGATAACAACTCCATTAAAGGCTGTAAATCAAACATCAAGTTATACGCGCAAATAATAGGGATTTTTTTAATCTGTTCACCCCATATTACAAGATCATCTATATATGATATCATTTCAGCTTCTCTTCTAAAAAACTTAATGTTATCATCTCTATCAGTCTCATAATTAGATATATCAATTCCACGAATATCATTACATATGAAAAGGCACGGAAATGCTCTAGAATTTACCCCCTTTATAATATTTGTAGTTTCCGTGTCATATACAGAAGCAAGGGTAAATTCCTTTTTTTTATGATATCCCATAACGAGCAGCGCTATCAGGCAACGGTGATGTAGGCTCTTCCTCAAATTCATTCATAAACTCTTCATCCTCATCAGTCCAATAGCTTTTTTTAGTTCGCTTCAACTTGTTTGACCTTCTCTTACGTTCCCAATCTTCCTCGTGCTGTTGCTTGACAAACTCAAAAGCATACTTTAGATTAGTTACTGGCACTTCTTTTCCGTTTATCTTTACTTTAACTCCTGCATTTTCTAAATAATCAACTATAACGTTGTCTCGTTGCTCAGGCGCTGACCTGTCCCATATAAATTGCGTATAACTATAAAAATGCGCCTGTTCCCATCGTGCCATTTGTCCGTTCTTATGAAAAGATATCTCTTGCATTTTAGTGAGCCTGTTATTATCCACCCTAGAAAAGCGCGAAGCTCGTTTAGCAGCTTTATATGCATTATTAACTGGTTCGATCCCGCTTCTTACCTGTCGAGATAGCTTATCAATATTTTTTGGAACTAAATTATATTTTTTTAATTTTTTATTAAAATACGAATTCTCTACTGCATTAGAAAGAGCATCTAACTGTTTGCCTATTTTATTATATATACTGGCATATGCTTTAGCATTTAGCTCTCTACCAATTTTGTCATATTTTGCTAATGCCCTTTTAGCTCGTCTACGTGCATTATACTGCTCATCTGCTTTAGTCTTTTTTCTAGGCATAACAAATTCCTAACAAAAATGCCGCACCGCTTTACAAAGCAGCGCGGCAACTAGTAAATACAATCTTATATATTACATATCGATAGCAAGATTCTTAATAGTATTACCATTAGGTAACTCTTGCTCAATAACTTTCAAAGTAAGATGTCCAAACTCTGTAGATTTCCCCATATCAGGGAAAAGTGCATAAATATATCCAACACTACGCGCAATACCCTCTGATTGACTGAAATATACCTTTCCATCTTCAGATATAAGGTATGTATTAAGGCAGTCTTTATCTGGCGCACCATCACGACTTTTACGAACTCCAGGCATACGCAACACATCAACAACATTAATTGGTTTTTTAGTATTCTTGAGCGACACTGCACTATTTAATGCATTCAGAATCTTAATTTTTCCTTCAAAAGATGTAGTGTCTAAAGTATTAATAATATCCTCACCTTTAGCAGAAATTACTTGCGCGTCAACAGTAGGTATAATCTCATCAGTAGCCATAATTATTATTCCTCTTTCATAGTTTTATAATTTGCTTGTTCAACAAAATCTCGTAAAGCCATTTTCATATAAATAGTTTCAATTTCAGTATTCTGAATTACAATTGTATTGTCCCCAAATTCCCTTCGTGCATATATTGTAGCTCTTTTAGGTGTATACACTCCGTAGACTTTAAAACAAAAATCATCAAACTCTTTAGTATAACTGTTAAGCCTCTGCCCGTAACACGTTGAAATGCTAACGTTCCTAGCAACCCGACCATTTCCATGGATCTCATTCAATTTTCATCACCTCCCTTCAACTCTTTTTCTATGCGCACTGGATCAAGAAGATTTAGAATAAGAAAGAAAGCATCAATCTGTCCTTTTACATATGCATACTCTTCAGATGTTTTATTTTCACTAGTACTTAGCAAAAAATCACGTTGATTCAATACAATACTATATAAGTACTCTCCTGCATTTTTATC